TCTTCGGAGACATCACTCTCGGCGTAGTCCACCGTAAACAAATATCTTCCAGTATGAAACTCGTTATTAATCTTGCACAACCAAGGCGAAGGCTGTGCTCTAGCGATCTTAATAATTGCATGGTTGTAAGAGTTACAGTCCCAAGGCTGAGCCAGATGGGTCTGCATACGCTCAGGCCACTCTTCCACTGGGATGTCACCCACAAGCGCAGTGATCGGCATACGTGCCCACATCGCACCACCATGAGGGTTAGGCTCTCCCTCGGCTTCAAGTCCTGTGAAGATGATCTGAAAGCTGAGGCATCGGTCAGGAATCGTCGTGACAGCAACTGCCAGGCCGTGTATGTACTCTCCGTGGTAATTGTTGTGCGCATTAGTAAATTCTTTTCTTACCCAACACTTAAAGTACGGAATGTTGCTCGTTAAATACATCAGACCATACGCCCTTTGGTCTTACCACGTTGGGCAATACCGTCGGCACGCTTAGAGACAGAACTGCCGGATTTCGCACCGTGCATAGTCTTCTCGTGTTTACGAACAGCTTTAGTTGCTTCTTTTTGCATAGCAACCTTGGTCATATTACGACCTTTGCTTTTCATCATTTTGTTTTCGTTCACGGTGCCTCCTTTAGCTAACATCTCTTTACTCTTTTTTACATCAGCATTTTTAAACTTTGTATCAAAGTCAGCGTTGTCTAATGTAGTGCCTGCTTTAATATCTCGTGCTCTTTCAAGCTCACTGCCATACATGTTAGGTGGCGGCAATGGGTTCTTCTTTTTTGTATCTTTCTTTTTGTCTTTTTCGGACATGATTACTTCCCCGTAAAATAGTACACAATAAATGAAAGAACGCCGGTTACAGCACTAGCAAAACCAGCAACAGCCATCATTGTTTTCCAACCGCCTTTGGCTTCTGACAGAGTTTTTTGGATATCAGTAACAGCTTTTTTTATTTCATCAATATCCTTCGCCATGCGATCCATGTCGTCTTGCAAATGTTTAATCTCGGTCTCGTGGACAGCCAATTCACGTTCTACGCTCATTTAACATTTCCACCTTTTTCTAGCTTGACGAAGTCGGCTATTTGGATCCTTGGCGGCTTCAGGAAACTGCTTCATCTGCCCTGCTGACCTAGCACAAAATGATTTACGCCGCGCTGCACGCTTGCCTGTGGGACTATCTTCTGTAACGGCTGTCTGTAGTTTAGATCCTGGGTTAGCTTTGCGATAGGCGGAAACGCCTTTTTTGGTCATTCCAGCGCCCGACTTGGTGGGTCGGAAGTTACCCGACTTCACCGACGTTTTGATGCCCATACCCTTAGCCATGCTAGCCACACAAAAGAGTGAACGAAGTTACGTTTGTAACCGTTACCGTTGCAAAGTCGTCCCGTGCATCACCACCTACTAAAATACCTTCAGCAGGCATAAACAGGCTGTCAGCAAAGCTAGCCGCAGAAGTTGGGGTAATAATCTTGTACAAAGGCGCTGTCACGTTGGCTGAAGTAATAACAATGCTGCCTGCGCTTCCGCTACCTACGTAGTACAAACCCTTAATTCGCGTGCGCGGGAGGGCCAAATCAGCGGTGTACCCAACGCTTACGTCGTTGGAGGATGTTGCGCTTGCTACGACGCTTGTGACAGAAGAGAAGTACTTGGTTGAAGAAACGGTATTAGTATCAACACCTGTGATTGTTTCTGTGCCAATACCGCCATCGGTTGTCTGCCCGACGATTGTTCCTGTAATCGTAAACACCGTGGTCGCATCGTTACCGTCAGAAGTTACCGAAACTTTAAACCCATAGCCATTGCGGCCTGGGATTGTTTTAAGTAGTGTTAAAGGGCCCGCAGCAGCAATAGTAGCAGCCGCTCGGTAAAAATCGACATCGGCCTCTGGTGTTACTGACCAAATATCATACTGTTGACTTGCCATCTTGGTTCTCCGGTTCTTCTCGGTCGAGTTCTGTTAACAAAACATCCACCATTGCGATTGCGCCGTTAGCCTGTTGGATAAGGTCCAGGTACTTTTGCCGTTGCTCAAGTGCCTGATTCCTTAAACCCAACAGGTAGTCTTTATCTAACGCAGCCATTAGGCGTTGAAGTTAGCAGCAGTAGCAGCCAGCAGGTAGTAATCACTACCAGCAATCTTCACCCGAAGGCCATGCGTAATCTCGTTGACGTTAGTGATTGTGCCGGTAGCAGCCAGTTTGGCCCCAGCAACAGTCACGCCAGCCAAATTCAAAAGGTAGCCGTTGGTATCGACAGTAGCAGCGCCAGCGCCATTAACCGAAGCAAAGAGCAGCGAAGTTGTTGTGCCAGTAGAAGCACCAGCACCAGCATTAAGCTCAATCTCAATGGGGGCATAAGTACCAGCAGAAGTACCGGCAGACAGGGTCATCTCAGCAACAAAGGCTGAACCCAGGCCAGTCGTGCGACCAGAAGCGCCGTAAGTAACTTCGGCTTTCAGGGCGTTAGAAAACGAACCCAGAGCGACGTTAGTGGTCATGTCGAACTTAGCCCGACCGCCGTCTGCGCCAGCGCCAGACATGGTAGTGGAAACAACAAGCGGTTGATAAGTACCGGTTGTTGCAGTGTTGGTGGTGGTAATTGTGTTGGGCGCTGTAGTAATTACAAGACTGCCCTCGAACCCATTGTCAGATTTGACTGGGCCAGAAAAAGTAGTACGTGCCATTGAAGACTCCTTGTGTAGTAGCACATCCCCATGCCGTCTCTACTAAGTCTGCTAGGCCAGTCTGCATGGGTGGTAAATCCTAGACTTAATTAAATCATACAGTAAAACAGAAAGGGGGCACAAGGCCCCCTCTCATTACGCCGCGCCAGATGAGCCAAACATGCCCAGAGGATCGGAGAAGCCAAAACTATACCGCTCACGAGCTTTATATCGCACGTTTCCGGTGTCAAAGTCCCCATCCATCGAGTTCTGAAGCGGAGCACGGATAAAGTGCTTCATGCCGTTAGGAACGTCAGTGGTAAGGAACCAAGCATCGGTGTCGGTTAAGTAGTGGTTAATGGTGTAACCCTCGGGAATCGAGCCGTTGTTCTTCAGCGCATTGATGTCGTTGTCAGCCGTAGCCACGCGAAGTTCAGTATCCAAGAGGCGAGTTGCAACGAACTGCAATGCAGGAGGAATAACAAGCTTGCGGGGGCGAGCTGCGATCAACAGGCCACGCTCATCTGTCCATGCAGCGATCTGAATAACAGCGGCTTCAAGAGAAGTCTCATTCAGGTCGGCAGGGGTAGTGGGGACGTTGCTGTTAACACCACCCGAAACTAAGGGGTGCGAAGCGGAAAACAAAGGCACTCCATCGCCACCGGGGAAATTGGTGTCGAAGCCATTGTTAAGAACCGCAGCAGCCTTAGTCTGCTTGGTGTAAGCCATAGCACGGGCAAGAGCCTTGGTGTATCGGCTGGAGAGCGAGTCATAGAGGTTGTCCTCAATTGCCTCTTCCGTCAGCGAGAAGCCAAGAGCGATTGTCTCGTGGTTATAGCGAGCGGTGAAGACTTCCTGTGCGTTGTCATAAGCGATGGCAGAACCTTCGTTTTTGACGGGAGCGGCGGAGAAACCAGACAGCTTGGTCTCTTCTTCGAACGAACGCTCGGAAGTTTCGGTTTCAAAAATCTCCTTATGCTCTTCGCCGTAACGAGCATATTCAAGACCGAACAGTGCGTTCAGACCAGGAAGGAGTTCCTTAAGTAGTTGTGCACGTGAAATAGCCATTTAAGTTTCTCCTTAAACACCGGTGGGGTTGGTATAACGATGCACACCAGCGACCCACTTCACAACAACTTCAGTGTAGGAGCCTGGCTCACCAGCAATGGTCGTCTCGGGCACAAAGTCAATAATACGAACAGGCAGAGTTGTAGCAGTGCCAGTCGTAGATTGAATACCAACAGCGGAATTACCAGTGATGGTAGAACCGTTGTTTTGAACCAGAGTTGCATTGCGGTTTGCGTCGGTGCGACCCATGTAGCTGATCGTGGTGCCAGTCGAAACGACAGCAGCTTTGAAGAGCGCATCGGGATCATCGCAAACATAACCAACAGTGTCGGAAGCGACAGTGCTGGCAGGATAGTACTGACGGAAGACCTTACCGAACGTAGGATCGGTGTAGGAGCAACCAAGGAAAACGCCAACCGGCGTAGCAGCGTCAGTGCTTGTGTCACGAGTCAAATTACCGTCGGTGTTGAAT